TTATGATGCACGATCACCTCATCCCCTTCTTTTATATCAGTATTAAATGCAATCGGTACACTTAACACTTTGGCTCTTTTACTTATAAACTTGTGATCTTCTATACTTGTATTTACAATCAATCTCTTATCACCAACATCAACTTCATTTTCATATCTTTCGTTGAGTGGTGTTATTATAAAATTATAGATAGATTTCATTAGTATTCTAAATCATACTCTACGGCGATTGCCATATTAGAGTTAAATTTCTTCCAAGGTATTACCTCGTCTTCTTTCTGTATATATATTAAATACTCCCCATCTCCTTCAGCACCTATGATATCACAAATAGTGTGCCCACCATAAACTTGTTGGCCAATAGAGTAGTGCATCGCGTCGTTTTTATAATCTGACCCGATACTAATCTTTCTTATTACATTAGACATTTTCTTCTACTTTTTCTTCTACAGGTGTATATGTTCCGTCTTCTATATTTATGTTTATAGAGCCGTATTCCTCTTCTAATCTCTGCTTGATCTCCACTTCGTCTTCATTAACTTGTTTTATTCTATGTAATAAAGCGTGTTTTTGAGATTCTAAATAACCTATAGAATTTAATATTTCATTTAATTCTTGTTGTGTATTTCTAATTTGTTCTAATTCTTCTTCTTTAATCTTGTTCATTTGATTTAATTTTTAATTATTATTTCATAAATAACCCTTCAATAAAAGTACCTATACCTACAGCAAAAGTACCTAAAGCAGCCCAAAACTTTTTCTCTAAAGATCTTATTCTTTTTTCTTGATCTTCAGTTTTCTCTGTTATGCTTTCAAGTTTAGTTTTAATTTCAACTTGACCTTGAATTAGTTTATCTATCTTTTCTTCCATTATATTGGTATTTCTTCGCTCCAAGCTGGAGTTGCCATTAACTCTAAAATTCCGTGATGATCATAAGTTTGTATTGGAACCACATTAGCATTTGTTATGAAAGTAGGTATATAACCTTCCTCCCATTTAATAACAAATTCAGTATTGTCTAATGACTTTCTTATTGTACTTGCTGAAGTTTGTCCTACTTGACTAAAATCTATTAACCCAACATCTGTTAGATTAATTACCGCATATGTTTTTGTATTGTGCATTTTTTATATTTTTAATTTTACGATGGTATGTCTGGATCAATATCGTCAGGGTACATGTTATAAGATAGAGCATTGTTTTCTGAATTAGGGGCATTACTTACTCTATCTTCAATATACATGTTAGATGAAGCGCCTGCTCCTGAATAATTAGGTGCTTCTCCTTGTAAATCTTGTATTGACATATTAGATGAAGTTCCGTCATTACTACCTATTTGATCAAGAACTGTCCAAACCACAGGTCCAGTTATTTTGTATCCGTCTCCAGAGCTAGTTCCAACTGGAAATATATCATCATCTATAATTATTTGAGTATCATTTACTATTGCTGCAATATGAGTTATAGTGTCATCAGTGGTATTTCTAACTAAATCTCCTATTGATATATTGTCACTTAAGAATGTAGCTCCTCCATCGTTTAGTTGAAACGCAAACACATCTGCTGTAGTATTACCTGAAACACCTGCAGTTGCATTATAATGAGCATCTTCACCCATTCTCCAATGAGCTGCTGCACCCGTTATTGTAGTAGGTTCTCCAGAGTTATAAATAGCTGTTACTTGTGAGGCATCTAATTCACTATCAAAAAATGATACTTCGTCTATATTTCCTAAAAACGCTCTAACTGCACTATTACAGGTTGAATTAGATAAATCCCCACCTATGCAGAAAGGTATTGTTGCGTTTGGAGCAATAGGTCCAATAAAATTATTTGACAAATCTTGGTAAGTTGCAAACGTAGTCCATTCAGCACCATCTTTATAAAGTTTTATTCCTGATACATCTTCGCTACCGTCATAAGTCGCAACAACGTGATGCCACACATCATCATTAAAATCAAACCCTAAACCTTTTCTTGTAATTGCTCCTGAACTCGCACCTGAAGCATTTAGTCCCTCTATTTCAAAAACTAATTTATTTTTACTCACACCTGATGTAACTAATACAAACTCATAACCAGCATATTTACCAGAACCTGAATGACGACATCTTTTTCTTGACGCTATTACGTCTGTACCAATATCAGAAGGGCATTTTATCCACGCTGATATAGAGAAAGGAGTTGTTCCATCTTTATCTAAAATGTTACCACAATCTATATAATCGTCCACTCCATCAAAATTAAAACTAAATTTAGAGTAATTATCTAACGCTGAATTAGGTACTAACCAATTATTGCTAAATGTAGCATCTTCGCCTAACTTCCAATAGGCAACAGCTCCGCTTATTGTGGTTGGTGTTCCGCTATTGTAAATAGCTGTTACATCTCCCGCACTTAAAGCACTATCCCATATAGCTACTTCGTCAAGGTTGCCCTCCCATTCATTAGATGTGTATTTACTCCCCCCTTTACCGATATAAAAATCTTCAGTAGGACAGTCTTTTAAATCACTCATATTTGCAGCAGTTGCACTGTTAACTAAAGGCGTGTTATTTAAATAAACTTTTACTTTATCAGCATCTATCACTTCACCCCCATCAAACACAATCGCAACATGATACCATGAACCTAAACTCCATGAAACCGTATCTTGAAACATGATAGGCGTACCACCAGAATAACTATTTGACCTCACGTGTACTACAAGAGTTGAATTTCCACAATAAGCTAAAAACTGTTGTCCTGAAGAAGTATTATTATAAGTGCCAAATAGATAATTTAATCCTGTTGGATCTTTTTTAAACCAACAAGACCAAGTGGCTTGTGTTGAATTATTTAAAGCACTTATATTACCACAATTAAAATAATCGTCCACTCCGTCAAATGTCATTGAGTAATTACTAACCTTATCTTTATTAGTATTTTCAGGCATTAATATCTGAGGTGATTTATAAGTAGAATTATCACCCATACGATACCAAGCCACAGGTGGCGTAGTCATTGAACTTAAATCTGCTGTTTTACCAGTGGACGTTGCGTTATATATGTCTATTATTTCTGGTTCAGATAAGGCTACATCTGCAAACCCTGCAAATTCATCTAAATTACCAGTTAAGAAACTTGTTGTAAATGTACCTAATTTTAAATTTGCGTCTAAAGCTGGAAAACTACTTGCCACAGTGCCACCACAACTCGTTGGAGATCCATTAAGATAAATTTTAATTCTATCTGCAGTTACTGACTCAGAATAATCATAGACAATAGCAATATGATACCATCCATCTATTGTAATAAAATTGTTTATCTGTGCAGCAACTCCATTAAGATAAAATTTAATATCATCACTTTGTATAAGACAACCTATTCTATTATAGGAACTTACATTTATACCAAATATTTA